AGGGGAACCATCCGGGAAACAAGCAGGCGGTCCGTGAGTTCAAGACCAACTGGCTCGGTCGGAAATGTATCGTGATAATGAGCTACTGTGACGGTCAGGACAAGGATCTGTTCGGTTCTCCCTGCAATCCCATGCAGATGGGAGTCAATTATACCGGTAACAAGGATGCCAACTCCTCTGAATTCACTTTTACCCAGATCAGTAAAGGGGATGACATCGCCATTTATAAGGGTACTGTTCCTTCGGAAGAACCGGTGGCTAGTGTGAGCGCGTCTGCCACTACCATCCCGTTTACGGCGGAAGGGCAATATCAGCTTCAGGGTGGTGAAGCGGAAATAAATAAAGTGACCGGCGGACGGCATGGTGCAGTGATGACCCTGCTGGGTGTAGCGTCAGGCGTGGCTCCGACAATTGCTCACGGCGGCCAGTTCCTGCTGCGTGGCGGAGAAACCTTCACCGCTAGTCCGGGCAGCCAGATAACCCTTCAGGCTTTTGAATCCGGATCCGGTACATGTACATGGATTGAGCAGAGCCGTTATCAGGCATAAGTCATATTCTTATTTTAGTGGTTTCATTATTTCAGGAAAGCGGGGCTTCGGCTTCGCTTTTTTTATTTCATGCGGAATTTTGCTAAAAATGATTAATAAGCAAAAGATTATTTGAGAGATCCTTGTATAATAAGCAAAAGATTATTATTTTTGAATGTCGATTAAAAACAGCATATAATGAGTAAGGAACAAATTAAAAAGGACCTCACAATGCAATTGGGGGTTGTAAAAATGAAATTGAAACAATTGGTTTTTATTGAGGAACAGACCGGGATCAGGAGAACTGAAGAGATAAACGCCCTTCTTGACCGTCTGAACCTGATAGAGAAAATTCTTAAAGAGATGGAAAATGAGTAATAACAGTGTTCCCCAGCCTATGGGGAACTTAAAAAAATAAAGAGATCATGACACTGAAAGAGGAATTGGACGCTCTACGTCCGTTAATGGGAACAGAGTCCGGGGAGTTTTATTCCCGGGTGAAACATATAGCTGATACTTATACGAGTGAAGGGGACAAAAAGATGATTGCAGATTTCATGGATGAGTGCTTGAATGGGATTAGTGGTGAAATTGCTGGCATGGAGGAGAGAACCATAAAATTACAGCTTCAGAACATATCCGAGATCATATCGTTGTCTTTCATTGCGAAACATTACTTTGGCAAAACGAAAGAATGGCTATATCAGCGTATTAATGGTAATGTGGTCAATGGGAAGCCCTGCCGATTCACTGCCGAGGAGCTGGACAGATTCAATCATGCGCTGAAAGACATTTCTCAAAAAATAGGTTCACTCAGACTTTCTTATTGAAAGCTGTTTTTATTCGACACCAATCCATGCAATTGAACCGTTGCATGGATTTTTTATTCATGCCTGTCTTTTGCCCGGCAATTGCCGGGCTTTTTCTTTGTATGGTACATTGTAAATTTTATCGTATGAAAGAAAAAATTATTGCTTATCTGAGCGGTCCCCGTCCGTATCGTGAGGGGATTGCTTTGTACGAGGAGTACGGGCTTAATCTGATGCTGAAAGCCACTTTCCGGCGGAATACCGAAACGGACCTGCTTCGTGCCACCTTGATGGAGGAACTGCGCAAGCTTGCCGGAATTTCGGAAACGGCTTTCAGGACAATGCAACGGAAGGCGGTGGACTCTCCCCACATATCTTCAGCTTCTATAGTGGTGGGAGAGATCAAGGCTGAGGAAACCGCAGTGAATGTTCCTGTCACCCCGGTTGTGGAAAATGTGATCCGTTTCCGTGACCGTTTCCCCTTCCTCAACTCTCCGGATTGTCCGGATGTACTGAAAATACTGGTTGCCGATATGTTCACGGCCTATGACCTTTATCTAAAAACTTTCAGGGAACTGGGGGAACTGCCGGATGACGTTGAGCTGGAACAGGCGTTTGCCATAGCCAAAACAACTGTGGAGAATTACCTGGAGGACCGGAGTATCTGGGAGGAGTTGGAATATTACCGTGACAATCATGTGCTGCTCGGGAAACATCCCCGTATTGCCGTCTCTCTAGCTTCTGACGAGCTTTCCAACAAAAGTGATCTTGAGGTGATGAATATCCGTAAGAATGCGGCCAGCAACGTGTCCAAATGGAAGAAGAAGCTTGAAACCGTTGAAGGTGAGGAGGAACGTGCGAAGGCATTGGCGGCAGTGGATAAATGGGAATCTATGAAATCGGCCGCCGAGAAGGAACTGGAAAACAGAAAAAAAAACTGATATTTCGGAAGGGGACGCTGGAGGACGGGATCAATGAGCTACTCCTGAAAATGGAGCGTTTCTCCCACCCTTGTGACCGTGGCGAGTTTGCCCATTTACTGTCTGCAAAAAAATGCGAGTTGGCGTACCTAGAAGAATGTTTGAACAAATTATCTTATGAATGATATTCCCCCTGACAGCCTGGCTCTAACTGGAGAGCAAAAAAATGATGTTCGCCGCATGGCCGCTTTAGGTTATGCGCCGGAGGATATTGCCGCCTATCTTGGCCTTGACGCTTCTGAATGCTTTCTTTTTGTATATGACGCCGGTATTCCAGGAACCACCATTCGAGGGCTGATCCGTGAAGGCGTGCTTGTCTCACGGGCCGCTCCCGAGATAAAGCTGCACGAAACAGCTGAGGACGGGAATATTGATGCCGTTAAGCTGCTAACGGAGATCCAGGAACGCCGTTTGTTTGAGAATCTGTTAAAAGATATGGATGAATATGAGTGAATTGCCGGTCAGACCTTCAAGAGTGGACTTTGAAAAGGTTGATCTGAATCAGATCCAGCGCATTCTTTCCACCGGAACGCTGGATTCTTTGCGTCCGGAAGAGAGGGAGTATTTCTCTCTAATGGAGATGGTACGTGGTCTGCGTGCCAGGATGCGTTTCACTAACGGCAGGATGGTGACAAAGGCAGGAATAATCAGGCTGCTGAAGTCGGAGCCGTACAGCCTGTCCGACTGGATGGCCCGGCAGGTGTATAATGACAGCATCAATTTTTTCTATACCCAAGACAACATCCGTCCGGAGGCGTTTGCTGCCCTGTATGCCGAGCGTGCCGAGAAGTGGGCGGACGCCGCTTTCCTGGCCGGCAAGATCAAGGAGGCAAGGGCCTTGTTGAAACTTGCCGGTGAATACCGCAGATGCTTCAGGAAGGAACAGGCGGAGATACCGGAAGAGCTTCTAAACCAGAAAAAGGTTGATATCTATACGGCCAGCCGTGAGGATCTGGGCGTTCCCGCCATTGATAGAAAGGAACTGGAGGGTTTCATCGACTCGATACCGGAGATACCTGTTGCTGTGCGTGATAATCTGAAAGAGGACGCACGAATAAGAAAGTTTGATTTGAAAAAACGTATGATTTATGATATCGAGGAATTTAGCGAGGAAGATAGCGAATGATGAGGATGTGGATGTAAAATTCAGCCATAATGTCCAGATGCTGACCGATTTCGTGGATACGACCATTCTGGTTGTCATAGCCGGGCGTGGTATGTCCAAGAGTACGGTCATACAGTCCAGACGTTCATACAGGTGTATCTGGGAAATGCCCGGTGCGCCTTTCGCTTTTGTCGCCAACACTTATGCCAATCTGAAGGACAACATCATGCCCGCCGTACAGAAGGGATGGGAAATGATGGGGCTGTACGAGGGGGTGCATTATATCCGTGGAAAGGAACCGCCAGCCTCCTGGAAGGCGAAATGCTCCATAATTGTCAATGATTACCGGAACTGCTATTCCTTCTGGAATGGCAGTGTTATTTTTATGGGTTCGCTGGATAACCCTTCACTGCTTGCCGGCAAATCGGTGGTCCATCTGTTTTATGACGAGTCAAAATATGACAAGGACGAGAAGGTGAACCGTGCCATGCCTGTTCTACGTGGCGATTCTCTCACTTACGGGGCATCGCATCTGTTTCTTGGTCTGACGATCACCACTGATATGCCGGATGTCAACGAGGGGGAATATGACTGGTATTTCCGTTATGCACCCAATATGGATCCAGACCGTATAATTCTGATTGTACAGGCGGCTTTTGAACGGAACGGGCTGCTGTTGAAGCAACTGCGCGAGCAGAAGAAAGACAATCCCAGTCACTCCGTGCTGGCGCGTCTGGAAAGGAAAATAGATTATTATGATCGGGCCTTGCGCAAATTGCGCCGCGGACAAACCTTTTTTCTTAACGCATCCTCCCTGGTCAATGTTGATATCCTGACCTCGGAATATATACGAAACTTATATCAAGGTACTCTTGAACTGCATGAGTTCTGCAAGTCGGTGCTGGGTATGCGGCCCGGTCTCCGGCGTGATGTCCGTTTCTATGTATTATTCGGGCAAAGGCATAAGTATTATGACGGGAGTCCTGGAGGGGAGCCGGCGGAAAATAGTCGGGAGTTGCGCTATCTGCGGCATGACGAGCCTTTGGATGGCGGCATGGACTTCGGCAACATGCTTTCATTCGTGATTGGGCAGGAAGACGGAGCGTATTACCGATGCCACAAAAACTTTTTCGAGATACCTCCCGGATGGTTCCGTGAGCTGGCTGACCAGTTCTTGGATTTCTTTGCTTCACATGAATGTAAGGAACTGTCGTTGTATTATGACCGGGCCGGCAATAATTTTGAAAGACAGGGGGAGGATTATGCCAGGAAGATAAAGGATGCCATAGAGAAGGATGCCGATGGCCGGCGGACCGGATGGACCGTCATTCTGATGAGCCGCAGACAGAGTATCATCCCCCAGTCGGAGGAATACGGATTCATGCAGGAGTTGATGAAGGGAGAGAATGGGCAATTGCCCCGATTGCTGGTTGATGCGGTGAATTGCCGTGAAATGGTCAGCAGTGTTGAGAAAGCCCCAGCCGGCATCCGCTATAAGGGTGAAACCAAGGTGGTGTTCAAGATCAAGAAGAGTGAAAAGCTTGCCCCGAAGAAACTTCCCATGTTTTCTACCAATTTCAGTGACGCTTTCAAATACCTGATGATGCGCAGAAACTGGCGTCGCATTGTCCGTATTGCCCGTGGCAATAATGCAAATCCCTATATTCCCGGTTTTGAGGAGTGATTTCTGTCCGTACCAGGCATCCCGCCGTTTTTCTCTGTCATATTTCACGAAAATTGCCCGGGGCAATTGCCCTGGGACTTCTGAGCGGCCCGCACGGAAACAAGAGACGTGGTTTTAAAGATTTTGGTTTTATGGTATTATTTATTGAAAACTAGATATTTATGTGCTCTTACAGCAAAATTCAAGGCTGAAATACGCACATTTTGAATGATAAATACGAAAATAAGGGGAAAATCAGTCATTTTTTGGCTGGTTTTTCACTGGATCTTGTGAAATGCCTTGCGGGGGAAGGCGAAAAAGAACCCCCGGCCTGTAAGTAGTTATCTCACCCACATACTTACACAAAGATGCGGAAAGTCGCACAGCCGGGGGGAATACCCTCTACTGCGACTTTCCGCATTTTGTATGTTATGTGAGTGAGATGGCGCAAAGATAATCAAATATTATTGTATGAAAGTGATAGAGATAATAAACTTTAATCGCGAGCTGCTGAAAAAGTTGCAGGAGGCGGGTGTCCGTCTGGAGGATGTCCAATATGTGGATTTGTATTCGGAATACATGTACCGGACAAGTCAAGGGGAGAAAGTATCCTATGTCGTTGCCGTGCTTTCTGAAAAATATTCGGTCAGTGAGAGAACGATTTATGCCCTGATTAAGCGGTTTCGGAGTGACTGTAAGACGTTTGCAGTATGAGCGGACCGTTTTATCAGGCGGACTGTGCTGTTTCTCCTATCTTTAGGATGTTTCATTTTTATAAGGAGGAATGGCTATGAACAAGTATTATCAGGTGCTGGACAAGATACTTGCCACAGGAAAAACGCAATCAAACAGGAAGGGGAACATACAGTACCTTCTGAATGAGGTTCTGGTACTTACACCAGCGGATCTGTTGGACATCTTTGAAGGGCATCATATTGCCCGCAAGAAGCTTCGTAATGAACTGCATTTGTTTATGCAGGGTGAGCGCCAGGTGGAAAAATACCGCGAAGCAGGTATCAACTGGTGGGATTATTGCGGATCCATTCTTGTGAACTCTTATCCCACCTATTTTGAGAAGCTGCCGCCACTCATAGACAAAATCAACAGGGAGAAACGTAACAGTAAGAATTATGTGCTTTTCCTAGGTGAGACCGGTGTGGAAAGCAACCAGACGCCCTGCCTGAGCTTGGTGCAGTTTCAGATTGACAATGGAGAACTGGTGTTGTCCGCATACCAGCGCAGCAGTGATGCAAATCTCGGATTGCCTGCTGACATTTATCATCTGTACCTGATGGCACGGCAGATAGAACTTCCCCTGAAGTCGATCACCCTCTACCTGGGAAATGTACATATTTACGAGAACAATATCCCAGGTACCCGTGCACTGCTTGCCGGTGACGAGACTGTCCGTTTCGAACTGAATGTCTGATCTGCTGCATGTGTCGTGCAGTGGGTAACGCTCCTGATCCTGCCTGTTTCTCATAAATTCAGAAGATCTTTGCGGCGTTTTTTTTAAATGGAAAGTAACATGAGAAATATGTATCTGTCTGCCCCGCTTCCGTTTGTGGGGCAGAAACGTATGTTTGCCAAAGAATTCATCAAAGTATTGGACCGATTCCCAGACAGTACCGTTTTTGTGGATCTTTTTGGCGGATCGGGGCTGCTGTCCCACATTACCAAACGGGTAAGACCTGATGCTGTTGTGGTATATAATGATTTCGACAACTACCGGCAACGGCTTGACAATATACCGAATACCAATCAGTTGCTGGCAGATTTGCGAAGGATAACAGCGGAACTCCCCAGAAAAAAACGTATAACCGGTGAAGCCCGTGAAAGAATATTGGCTCGTATTGAAAAGGAGGAAAAGGAACATGGCTACGTTGATTATATCACATTGTCGTCATCCCCTGTTGTTTTCCATGAAATATGTGCTGAATCTGGATAATATGAGGAAAGAAACGTTTTATAACACTATCCACCGGACTGACTATTCCGATGCGAAGGATTATCTGGAAGGGCTAACCATTGTCAGTGAGGATTATAAGGAAGTGTTCAAACGTTACAAGGATGTTCCGGGGGTGGTTTTCCTGGTTGATCCCCCTTATTTAAGTACAGAAGTCGGAACATATAAAATGTACTGGCATCTGGCTGATTATCTGAATGTCCTGCATGTTCTGAAGGAGCATTCGTTTGTGTATTTTACATCCAATAAATCTTCCATTCTTGAATTATGCAGTTGGATTGGGGATAATCCCTCAATCGGTAATCCTTTTAAGGATTGTGTGAAAGTGGAATTCAATGCCTGTGTGAATTACAGTAGCTGTTATACTGATATAATGCTGTGTAAACAAGGTAAAAAAGATGTTTCGGATTTGGCTGCCTGATATTGAAATCTGTGAACAGGATGTGCATTTATAACAGAAGTCCTGTTATCAGGCCAAGCAAAAGGAATATTAGACTGTTTATTATCAGCTTTTTGATCTGATAAAGGTGCATACAAATAAGGCTTACCTCTTTTTGTAACTGCTTGATATCTTCCTGTTCTTTTGTCATGGTTCATATTTTTGATGCATCAGCAAAGGTAATAAAAATCCGCTAGGAAATTCGGGATGTTGAATATTATCCCTATATTTGCGATGCCGAATCTTGATAAAAAACATTTTTGTAAAAATGACTCCTCATTCGATGTGTAACCTGTAGAATCGGGTTCCGGATTTATCACCGGTCGGCACGCATTGGATGAGGATTCGCCATTTTATATTATGGGCAAAAGTAAACCAAATAAGCCAGCTCCTCCTCCTATTCCGGTAGTAAAGACATCCACTGGAGCAGACCAGATTCCTCTTACCACAAAATAATATAAGTGATAATGAAAAGGATCGCAGTTATACAGGAGCCGGTAGCGAGGAAAGAAAGTGATGCGCTTATCTGCCCGGCTCTTTTCTCATTTAATGCACGTTGTTTGCTGATGCTCTCTTGAAGCATGACCAGCTCATCTGCCAATACATTCTTTTTCTTATCCGCTTTCGGACATTTTTGGAAATATTTTACATATTCCGGTATTCTGAATTCTTCCGGATCTCTTCCTTTAGCATAGAAATCGTGTGGCTTCATGGCTTTTGTGACATATATCAAGGATATGAAAGAGAATGTGAATAAGGCAAGGCATCCATACGTGACAGGAAGATCATTTTGTTTGTCTAAGTTTGAGAGTACGTATCCCATAGAGGCAGCAATAATGGCATAATAGATGCCGAACAGGATATAACAGCGCTCTGTTATGGTCGATTCCACCCGTATATAGTCTTCCAAACGTTTTGCTGCTTCTTGACAGTAGAACTCCAGAATTTCTTTATCCAGTACATTTAGTTGTTCGTCATTTAATCGTTCCATGGATGGTTACTTTTTAAGTTGTTACAAAACTAGTAAAAAAATGCCTGGTTGTTGGATATTATCATTACATTTGCTGTTCCAATTAAATAATAATCTCGTAAAAAACAAAATCATGAAAAAAGTAATGCTTTTAGTATTAGTTAGCACATTATCTTTATTGTTGTCTTCATGTTATAGTTCTCAATTGTATGTAGGTGGCATGGAGGTTGACGAACCTAAAAGAGTTTTGAACTCAAAGACAAACAATCATTTTCTTTTCGGGTTGATATCACCAGCATCAAACAAGAAAGATATCAAGCAATATGTTGGGGATCGTCAGAAGTATGCAATCAAAAACCACCATACTTTTTTAAATGGTTTTTTGGAGGTTATTACTTGTGGTATCTATACTCCGTCAAAAACGACATTTTATGTACCTATAAATGAATGACATTTAAAATTTTATGCCTCGTACTATTTAAGTTCGGGGCTTTTTTGTGGTTGTTTCTTAATCACTTAATTATTTATCGTTATCCGTAAGAGCAGTGGAGAGGTCAGCTATATGACTGAAATCAGAGAATTTCCATTTCGGAAGAAAGTTTACTAACCGTCAGATGTGCCTTATGGCTCATGCTTCTCTTACCTTCATGGCACTGGCAGTGCTCCGCCTTCAAAAAAAATCCCAAAAAGTTTGTGGATAAAAAAATAATTCTCATATTTGCAGTGCTAAAACAATTCAATCCTGTTGGTCAGGAACGTAGAGCGCGGTTAATGCTCATGATAGTTTAATGGGCTTTTTTTATACCCATACAGATCCATTTTGCTGATGTCAGCAAAATGATATATAGGAGATTGTAGAAGTCACAACTTGTTGTGCAAAAGTTACGGCTGCCTTTCCCATCAACTTAATTGCTCTACGGAGTGACTACGGATTGATTGTTTTAGCGAACTCGGGAAACGGCGGCCGTTTTTTTAATAAACTGCATGTTCGGTAAATTGGGTGTGTTTCTGATGTGTTACAACCTTTAGCAAAGAACCTGATTTTAAAATATCATGTATAACAGAACACGATGGAGATTTGAAATGGATGAAATCACATGAAATGATACATGTCAAATAGGGAGTTAATATAGCAGAATTAAAGTTGTTTTTAGAACCATGATGTGGTATTTGAATTGTTTGGATTGTTTTCCAAAAAGTTTGATCGATTTTGTTTAATTTAGATTTTAAACAAGAGATACGTTTGGAATTTAAGGAAACGTCCCCAAAGTAAATACAGTTAGGAAGTGATAAGCAATAGTATCTTTTTAACATATCAACGTTTCCATTTTTAATTTTATTTTTCCAATAAGATATAAAGAATAATGAT